TCGCAAACCAAAACCATGAGCGAATTTGTCCGCGTCATCGAAGAAGAAGATGAAGGCATTGGCACCATGAAGGCGCTGGCTATTCTTTCATGCAATGAACACCGCAATACTTCCCATTGGCGGTTGATCGAGGAACAGCATTTCAGGAATGGCCGTTTCGATGAAACGCATATTTTTGTCAAAAATTCTTACGACAAGCCTGATGAACAATTTGAAGAAACCAAGTTTTTGGTTTTTGAAGCTGAAGCAATAGCCAAGGCATACGTAATGGAAGGCATTGAAAATCAATTGGCTGATTTGCGTGATGATGATGAAGATGAAGATGGCAATTAACTGCTAATAGCAGACACCACAAAAGTGGGATAGCCAAGTAGATATAAAATAGAAAGTTGAAAAACAGAGCTAAGCGTACGGATTTGAGCGCAATCAGGAGATATTGCTCCACGTTCCATTCGTGAAATAGTAGTTTGATCGCAGTGCAAAATCTGCGCTATGTCTTGCTGTGATAAACCGCAATTTAATCGCGCTTCTTTCATGCGTTGACCAATGACTTGCCTGCTTTCCTGGATGGTAATATTTGGTGCTTTAAGCCGAGTGGTGAGGCGCCGAAGCTGAATGTGCTGCATTCTTAGGCAATATATCCTAAGTTAGTCTATCTTACGTTAGATTATTTGATAGAGTATGGACATGAGCGACACTTGCTTCCGTTACGATGTAGCGCCGATTGACAAGTATGAACTAACCCCTGAAGGTTATCTTCGTGCTTGGGCAACCATCGCTCGCACTGGTGTACAACAGTACACTGATGCAGATGGTTCTATTCGTCGTGAATATCGCCCGGAGTCAGAAGTGGCGTCTCCTGTTAGCTTGGCTTCGTTTGCGGGCAAAGCGATCACGCTTGAACATCCATCTGTCCTATTAGATAGTTCCAATACAAAGGATTATCAAATTGGATTTAGTGGCACCGAAGTGGTTTATGACAACGGTTTCGTCCGTGCAGTTATGACAATCACTGATAAAGATGCCATTGAACGTATTATGCGTGGTGATGCAAAAGAAGTCAGCGCTGGCTATCGCGTCAATTATGAAGCGATTCCTGGTGTAACTGATGGCGGTGAAAATTACGATGGCGTCCAAAAGGAAATCAGCGGAAATCACATTGCTGTTGTTCGTAGGGGCCGCGCTGGCCCGCAAGTGAAGCTTCATCTAGATCGTCTAGATGCTGCTGATCCTTCTCTATTTACTTTTACTGAGGATTCATCAATGACTGCTAAAGTCAATTTTGATGGCGCCGAGTTCGAGGTGACCGAGAGCGTAGCTCTAGCAATCACTAAAGAACGGGAAGATGCCAAAGGCAGCTACGCCGAAATGAAGCGCAAGTATGAAGACATGATGGCTGAAGCTTCCAAAATGAAGGAAGAAATGGATGCCATGCAAAAGGAAATGAAAGGTAAGACCGACTCTGCCGAAGGGCGGGCCGATGCTCTTGCAGAGGAAGTAGAAAGCCTTAAGGCTGATCTCTCCGAAGCACAAAAAGTGAATGTTGATGGTCTTGTTGAAGAGCGTGTTGCGCTCATCGACAAAGCACGTCCTTCCCTTGATAGTGCTTTTGATTTTACTGGCCTTTCAGCTCGTGAAATCATGGAAACTTCCATCAAAGCCGTTCGTGGCGATGTTGATTTATCAGATCGTTCTGATGATTACATCACCGCTATGTTCGACACCTTGGCAGAATCCCCTCGTGGTGATTCTCCAGCTACGGAAGAACTGCGTAAAGCTGTTGCTTCCATCACTTCTCCAATGTCTGCTCCTTCTTCCTATATGGATAAGTTGCAGAATGCTTGGAAATCCCCACTCTCCGTCTCTAAGGAGCGCTGATCCATGGCCGTAACTTTTTCTACGTCGGGGACTGCTTCTGCTGGTGGTGTGCAACAGAGCTATGCTCTCGCCCAAACCGCCATGCAAGAAGGTCAACTCTCTGATATTCGCGACAACACCATTGGCACCTACATCAACGAAACAGCAGTTGTACTGCCTTTCGGTAATGTGCAGGTGTACAACACTGCTGGCACTGTAGCTAATTCTGCTACCACCATTTCTGGTGCTTCCGATACCGTTCTTGGTATCAATGTTCTCACTTACGTTGATGAAACCGCACTGAACGCTGATAGTCGTCCTGGTGTGAAAGTTGATCAAGTGCTGAATGTTGCTAATGAAGGTGCAGTAGCTGTTTATGTGACTGGTGCCGTCACTCCTGCTTCCATAGTCCGCGTGTTGTATTCAGCAAGCGGCACTGGCAAGGCTGGTCAATTCAGCCATGCTTTTGCTTCGGGCAAGACTGTTCGTATGGCCAATGCTCGTTATCTGTCTTCTACCACTGGTAGTGGACTGGCGATCTTGGAACTGAACGGCCCAAGCTTTACTCTCTCCGCTGATTCTTGATAGGAGGCCCTACCAATGTCTGAATTTCGTATGGACGAAGCGGGTCTGTTTCTTGAGCGTCAGCTTGAGTACATCCGCCCCCAAGTATTTGAAACGGTTTATGCCGACATCAAATATCCAACCATTTTGCCTGTAACTAGCGAAGCTGGTCCTGGCGCACAAACCTTCACCTTCCGCATCATGAACTCCACTGGTGAGTTCAAACTGATTGCAGATGCTGCTGATGATTTGCCACGCGCTGACATCAGCCAAGTGGAAAAGAGCATCAACATTCGTTCTTTCGGTGGTAGCTTCGGTTATACCGTGCAGGAACTACGTGCTGCTCAAATGGCCAACATTGCTCTTGAGCAACGTCGTGCGCAAGCCGTACGTCGTGCTTATGAAGAGAAAGTGGAAGCTGTTGCCATGTTTGGTGAATCCACTGTTGGTTTGGCTGGTTTCTTCAACAATTCAACTGTTGACGTGATTGCAGCTAACAAATGGTTTACTGGCACCACTGCTAGCGGCACTGCTCAAGACATGCTGGAACTATTGAACTATGGCGTTAGTGCCATCATCAATGCTTCCAAAATGAAGGAGCAGCCCGATACTATCTTGTTGGCTTACGAAGACTACAACGTAGTGAGCACCACTCGTAATTCCGATTCTTCGGACGTTACTGTGCTTGAGTATTTCCTTCGCACCAACCCCTACATCCGTAATGTTGAACCAATCAACCAGTTGGATGCAGATAATAGCGAATTAAATACCAACCGTATGGTGGTATATAAGCGCGACCCTGAGAAAGTGCAACTGCACATTCCTCAGCCCTTGGAACTGTTCCCGCCTCAACAGCGTGGTCTTGAGTTCATTGTTCCTGCTCACGCTCGCGTGGGTGGTGTATCTCTGTACTTCCCCAAGAGCGTCATCTATGTTCAAGCTTCTGCTTGAGCCTAATTGAGCAAAGGGCGTTAAGCTATCATCAGTTCCTATGAACCTGCATGTTAATTGCTTATCGCCCCGAGCTTGAAAATCCGCCTCGTGAAGGAGGGTTTGGTATTATCACCGATGGTGGAATGATTCAACTGGCTCCTGGTCTTAATCAGGATGTACCAGAAACTCAATGGAAAATCGCTCAAGAAAATCCAACTGTAAAAAGGTTGATTACTATTGGTGCCATTGAAGAAGTAAGGGAACAGCTAACAGTGGAAAACATTCCACATGATGTGCAAACCCTTGCTACTCTTCCCATCGTCGAATCCGCCCGCATCGTTGAATTGATTCATGACCTCGATCAACTCGCGGCATGGAAAAAAATTGAAGGGCGCGTGAGGGTACGTAATGCAATTGCAAAACGTCAAGAATCCATCAAAGCAGGTAAGGCATAATCATGGCTGTTACTTACGCAGATTTCCTTGATCGTTTCCCTGAATTCACTCCCCATCCATCGGGAATTGTGAACGGGGCTCTTTCCGAAGCTACTGCCGATGCATCAGCAGATGTATTTGGTTCTCAAACCGATAGGGCAGTAAAACACCTTACAGCGCATATAGTTGCCATTCAACTTGCACAAATGGGCATTCAAATTGGTGCCACTGAAGGTAAAGTGTATGGCAAAGGACTTGACGCCACTCAATATGGCCAAGAGTTCAAACGAATGCTTGATACCGTCGCTGATTCTCTTTCAATTGGTTTTGTTGCATGACCAACGTCCTCTTGCCATTAGCTAATGCCACACTTGTGTGGTCAGTGGCTTCTGGTTATGTCGTTGAATCAGGCACTGGTAATTACGTTCCCACTTCAACTGGCATTACTTATTATGCTAGTTTGAAACAAAAACGTAACCCACAGTATGATTATTTGCTTGGTGCAGATAATACGGCTGTGTATATGGAAGGACGTTTGACTGGGCCTTTGGCTTTGTCTGGCATCACTCCTGGAAGCTCAGCTTCTGCCACAATCAATGGAAGGGAAGGTCGATTTGAGTTATTACCTAATGAACAGATTGCTGAACATTATTGGCAATTTTTAGGCACACCAGTCAGAGGTATCTTTAGACTGGTAGGCAAAGGAAGCGTACAGAACGTCTGACGCTTAACCACTTTCTCTTTTCCATTGTTGAGGCATTCTCATGCTCTACCATCCCACAGAACTGGTTAAGAGCCAAGACGTAATTGTACGTGTTGGTTCTATTATCACCGCTAGCGGTCGTCCAGTCATCACTCAATCCGGCGCTACTTTTACAGTATCTGGCACTCCCACTCTTTATACCCTTCAAGCAGCTACTACGGCTTCTGTTGCTTTCAATGATGGCAACACTGAATTCTACCTGCTTGGTGGTGGTGGTTTCTCTGATAGCGTGATTGTTACAAGTGCAGCTACTGCTTCAATCACTTCTTACTTCCAGAAAGATGTTGATGGTACTACATTTGTGCCTGACAGCTTTGATGAAGCTTTCCAAGTGATTGCTACTGGTCGTTATGACAAGACGGCTGAAGTTTATGTTGAGATCAACAAGCAACTTGGTGTTAGTGGCAGCACTTACTACTACGACCGTGTGGCTTATGTTGGTCGTGTTATGAACTACAACGAAAGCTATCCTGCTGATAACTTAGTTGAAGTTACTTTTGATTTGATGAGCCGTGGTCGCATTGGTATTCACCAAAATGCTACTAGCTCCGGCAGCATCATCCCAACTGCTCCCAACTAAACGCTTTTACCATTGTTTTCTGCTAGCCTCTCCTTACGGGGAGGCTTTTATTTTGGACATCAATCAACTAAGGGAAACAATTTACGAATTGCTTTCAGCGGCTCCTAATTTAATTGGTTCTTATATATTTCCCAATAATACGCAAGTGCCTGCTATTTACGTGGTGGGACAGAAAAGCGTACCACCAGAATGGAAAGTTACTGGCATGGAAGTTACCATGCGGCAATATCCAGAAATATTGCCTGAAGCTGGTGTGGGCATCGTAAGTGTATTGCAGCAATGGGAAGTTATAACTGTGCAATATAATCCTGATGGTAAACAAATTGCAGAAGCAATGGACAGGATGGTAAGACGTTTTCCTGATGCTAGTTTACGATTTACGCCTGGTGATGACGTGGCTTATGAACGCTGTAGATTTATTATTCCTGATATGACCATTCGTCGTCTTTATCCTGGCCCTTAATCATGGCAGTTGCTAATGCAAGGATTATTGGCGGAGCTGCTATTGAGCAGGCATTAATTAATGCATTTGAAATTTGGGCTAGTGAAGATATTAATGAAGCTCATTGGGATGATCAATTCAAAGGGGAAAGATGGAAATATGATGGCATTACTGAACGCGAAAATGGCCAAACGGTTGGCAGCCCTCGTGATATTTATGATCTGGGTGATTTGTATCAAAGTGGTGTTGACAGCTTTAAACTTGCCAGAAGTGCTACAAGTGCTGTGGCTTCATGGCATTGGGGCGCCACTAATAGAAGCGGAGGACAATATGCATGGTATGTTCACGAAGGTTTGGGAACAAACATCACGGCAAGACCATTCACTGATGATATTTCCATACCATCGTCTTTTTTTCGTAAAGCTCCCGGCAGAGCTCTTAACCTTAGAGTGAGCGTTGCATTAGAAGCACTTCATGCAAATTGATTACCTATGGAGCAAGGATGGTCGTGTGCATGCGATTAATTGCTCTTACGTAGGAGCAAGCATTGAAGCTGGAATCATTTGCCTCATGGCATTCCCAGAAGAAACCATTAGAATTTCAAACGAAGATCATTCTTTTTTAGTTGAAGTGCCTAAGGAATTTCGTTCTCAAAACGAAAGGGTGAAAGTCTTCAACGCCACTTTAAACGTTCTCCATCATGAGCAAGTATAGTTTCCTTCTCCAAAGCGAAGAGCCTGAGTTTTTTGAACTAACGCCCAAGATCCGTTTACGGAAGTATGGTGGATGGTTAGTAGCTGAAGGTATTGAGCAGGAAGAACTAAGCAAAGTTCAAAGCCAGGCAACTATCCGTGCTGTGCAATTAGCAAAACGCATTGCTACTACAAAAGATATTCCATTGGATGAAGCATTTGCTTTGTTGCAAGGTGGTGCTGATATGACAGAGATGGAACTACTAAGTGATTTTACTGAAGAAACACTTGGCATGATCAATAGCAGCGGTAGTGTTGAAACTGGTAATGCTCGCATGGTAACTGCATTCATTCGTTGCAGAGGCGAAGGTTTAATTAAAGACGAATGGTTGCCCCTTGATGATTGGTCCATTGAAGACACTAAAGCTATGGGACGGCGAGTGATTGTAAAAGGCATGGAATTTATTGCTAGCGAGCAAGAAGCTGAGGCGCAAGAAGCAGGACAAGCAAAAAAAGCACCACGCCGGACGAAGGAAGCATTGCCGAACGTTTAGAAAA